GAAACTGGCAGGGATACGTGCTTGGTCAAAATAGTTTTCACCCTTACGTTGCTTACCCAAGCCAGCAATATAAAAACTACTGACTGCGGGTAAGAACAATGCCCAATCTGGGTTATGCTTCGCTGATAGATTATCTTGTTTCAATTGATACTCTTGATCATTTCTTATTAGCTGGCAACAAGTAAACATAAATTGCTATACCACTATCAACTGTGATTTCCGTTGCACCTTGTTCACTAATCTTAACTGTCTTGTCCCCGACTAAATCCATGATACTCAAGAATTCTTTAACGGGCCACTTATGTGTACCAGCTAGTGTTCCGGTAACTGGAGTATTGAATACAAAGTTACCGCTATGTGTTGATGCGTCACCAAAGTATACTTTCAAATCACTTCCATCAGTTTTGAATACAAAATGATCTTCTTCGCTATTTGCTTGTGATTGCTTCTTAAGTCGTTGAATACCAGCAATTGTAGGTTCAAATTCAACATTCCACTTAGCACCCTTAAAGGATACACTTTTAACTTTCTCGTCAACTACACTTTTAAGCATAAGACGATAATCATTAACAAAGTCACCACTCTTTGTTTCAAAGTGAATAGTAGAAGGTACATCTACCCCGTCACGTTGAGTACGAACAACATTAATTTTAGATGTTCCGTCATATTCATCAAACCCAATAATTGTCTTGAGTTTATTCAAGTTGGGCATTCCGAATACACCAATAAAGTCGGCAATCGGATCTTTGAATGTACCACTAATAATTACGCTTTTGTTTTCTGCTACCGCATTGATTACTGTTTCAGTATCAGTACCTGTAACTTTAATCAGTTCAATTGTACCAAGACCAAGAGTATGATCAATTAAGTCTTTTAAAAAATCTTTCATTTTGTTTCCTTTGTATGTTAAATTGTACACGTTTTTAATAAAATATGCATTTAATATGTTCACTTCCAATATGGGCCCCATGCCCAACAATTCAGTGACCATCGTTCACCTGCTGTTATTGGTTTTACTTCATGTAAATAGAATGCAGGTAAAATGGTCAATGATCCTATTGTTTTACTTACCGCATTCCTAATTACATGAAGATTGCCTCCCTGATATTCTGATCCATCAGTTAATTGCAATAGCATTGTTAATTTTCGTTCAGTACCTGCTGTGCCATAATATTGGTCAACATGTTCTGTGACGTAATCTCCTTCGCTATATCTTTTTATCTCATATTGTTCTACATGAGTTACATGAAAACCATAATAGTTAAACGCTTCTTCCCAAATAGGAGACAATATTTCGTGTAATTTATTGTCATTCCAATTTAAAGGTACTCTACAAGTATGGCATTCAATGTCCCAATGTTTGGGAGTACGATTAACAGAACGATGCCAGCCTGATTCACTGCTTAATGCAAACTCTCGTAGTGAATGGCAAATATCAAAACTTAATGCTTTTTCTTTTTTAAATAATTTTATTGGGAAACTATTATTTCTAGTAAATTCAATTTGTTGTATCATAATAATATATTTAAATGTCCCTGTTGCGTATTATAACGGAATATTTTACTAAAAGCAATAGCAGTTTACCCGAAGCTGAACAAATCATCAAATGTTGAGTTAACATCAGTATTACTTCTGATATCCCAATCCAATACACCAAGTAAGTTGTCTATCTTCTCATCTACTAGTGTTGATTCCATTAGTAAATCATCAAATGGCAAGTCTTTGAACCATTGTGGTAATCTTAATTCATCAACCGGATATGCAATACTAGTGAATCCCAATGCATTATCTTTGAGTTTACATACAACAATCTTCATACCATCTATAATCTTTTGACTGTAATTATCCCCGTATACTCTGCGTAGATAGTTCCAGTTAATTGCTGCTCGGGCATGACCAACACCACACTTGCCCGACTTTTCAAACTCAATAGTATGTTTAGTTAGATTGTTAACACTCTTTGGTGATCCCTTTGTCCAGCTATCTTGTTCAGACAACTTGTTTTTGAATTCTTTAACCATTTCAATAACTTTGTCCCGCTGCTCACCAGCAAGGACCTTTGTAAGCACCGTCATTAAGAATTCTTGTATATACTTTGGGGTATCGGCACGCTTTAAGTCAAGGCCCGTCGCTTTGATATCACCATTCTTACCATTGATATCTTTACGCTTGCCTTCTTTATCAAAGATATTGATGGCATAGCGTTTCTTTGTGATAAAGATAGCACGATCACCAATCAATTCACGACCAGCTTTGATGATTTCACCGTTCTTTCTTGGGGCATGAAATGCCTTTTCCATGAATGCAGGGAATGATTCATTTGCTTGATCAGCTATACTATCATACAAGCCGATACAAGTTTCTTTGTTCCACTCTAGTTCACCACTTGCTATTTGTGTTTTGAGAATAGGATATGCAGTAAAATAACATGAGTCAGTATCTCCATACACAATAGCTTGACCATCATGTGAATATTCACCTGCGATTGTTTCATTGATTGTACTCATCATATGCTTAACAATCTGACGACCACTCAAGGTAACACTTTGACCGATGCGCTTATCATAGAATCTGCAATGCTCATTCAACAACGCACCATATGCTGAGTTCAACAAAATTTTACGAACAAGCTGACGCTTATCAAAATATTCATATTGATCAGTGCCATAAGCTGATTTAGCTTTAGCTTGCATTTCTTTACGCTCACTATACCAGCGAGTAAGTAGTCCAGGGACTACACCCTCTTTTTCGTAAGTAAAGATAGTAGCATTAGCTGACAACATCCATGGGCGATTGCTATCAAAAATCATCTTCCAAATCTCGGCTGCACTCATCTCTACTGACCTGCCATCTTCGTAGTCTAATGTCAGTATTGTTCCGCGTTCTTGATTCATAATAGCAGTATATTCTAATACGCTAAACAAGTTTTCCCAAAGAATAGCACCAGTAACGTCCTCGTCACCCTCTTTGAATCGTTTCTTAACGCTAGCAAGTTGCTTGCCTTTGTCGTCCATATACTTGTCAGTTAATGTCTGTCGGACTTGACCGATGATGGTTTCTCCTGCCATGTTGAGGGCACGAATAACCGAGGGATAGAGCGAGTTGATGTCAACTGCTCCGACATATTCGTGCATGCCTCTTTTCGGCGTAGCAACGAAGGCACCTGCTGCTGTCGTTGTTTCTTCTGCATTTTCAATCTTTCGTTTTTTGTCTGGCACTACCAATCCACGTTCGTGGGCTTCATTAAAAATTGCCATCTCAACCATTGCTACTGAACCCATGACTGTTGGAAGCAGTACAGTGTTCTCGTGCGCCAATTGATTAGCAAGTTCTAAAAACTTAAGTTTGTTGTGAATCTTCACCAACAACATAGTATCTTGTCTGTTGTATTCAATAAACTTTTTAAAGTCTTTGTTATACAATTGATCTAGCGTACCTTCGTATTGAGTTTTGTTTTCTCCTACTTCCATTTCACCAATCGCATCTAACTTGTAGCTGTGACGGGATTCATAGTTGTATTTCTTGTAGAGTTGTAAGTAGTCCAAATGAATACGACCAACTAAGTCGTATGTTTGTTCTTCTTTACCAAACCGTTCATATGTGCGTGGTTTAGGCAGTTGACCCATCAAACAAAACTTGCGTGTATCATCTTTACTCATTACTCGGGTAACCCGATTAACCATGTAAGGTATGTCATATCCTTCTGAGTTCCAACCAGTCAATACATCAGCATCTTCAATGAGTTGAAAGAAAACATCAAACATATCCTTCTCATTGGCAAAAAGTAAACAGTTTTCAAACTCATTACAAATTTCCTGTGCTGTTTCTTTACTCATATGCTTGGGAGCAATGACCAATGTAACCAATTGATCCAGCCAATCTAGATAACAACTGATAGCGGTTACTGGATTGAACGGATCGGTTGTTGGACTAAACCCCTTAATCGGATCAAAATCAGTTTCAATGTCAAAGAAGCAAGTATGCAGATTGGGAACATCTGCCTTAAGATAGTTTTCACTAAGGCAACGAAACACCACTGGTACATCACTTTCAAATAATTTCTTACCTGAATGGATGCGTCTTTCTTTTTCAAACTCTTGTCGTTTGCGTGTGCTGAAACGATTTACGGGGTCACCGTATATACTGCGATACTTGCCCTTACGATCAGGATAATACAGTACATAGTTTGTGGAATATTCTTTGTATTGACGCTTGCCATTCTTATCCCGTTCTACTACAAAAATTTTATCTTCATCTCTGGAATGTATTGCATCCACATATGACATTATAAAGTTTTTCCCACAGTTTCCAAAATTGTCACAAGTTCTTCGTGGTCAGCAGTGGTTTGGCCAAGACTTGCTTTGTGTGCCACAGAGATTGCTTTCTTAAGTATACTAGGCTTAACTTCTAGTTCTTCACCAATAGCCTTAATAGTATCGGATAGTCCCTCACGAAGGGTATCAATCTCATGTAGGACTACCATTCCTTCATTCACCAATTGGGTTAACTTAATTTTTTGCTCACCTGTAAACATTTTTGCTGACATAAAAACTCCTTATAAAAATATAGTATACAGGCTTTGTGTAGAAAAGTCAAACATTTTGCTGATTTTCTACAATCTTTTTTACCACCGTTCTTAGCCCGGGGTTAATATGGAATGCGTGTGGTATAATATGTTGTCTGACATAGTTACGCATATATTTGGTGTCATCATTACTATTATCGTGACACCAATCAATAGATTTCTGTTTACACCAATTTGTGAATTCGGTTTTAGTTGTTGTTAGAAATGGGCGTACTACATTGTTTCTTTTTGCTGGGATAACTTTTGCCTGGCCATGCATTGATGACCAAAGATATGTTTCTACGCAGTCATCTAAGTGATGACCGGTAATAATTGGACCCAATGAATCACCAAAGCTGTCCAAGAAGTCATAGCGTTCGTTGCGCCAGTGTTCTTCTGTACTAAGTACTTTAGGTTTATCATTCTTAATCAGGCCAACCATAAGTGGAAGATTTCGTTCAGTGCAGAATTTAGCAACAAATTCAAATGCCCGTTCACTATTCTCTGTTCCATGATGGAAGAAAGCGCAAGTTACTTTATGTTTACGGGAAAGGAAATCTGTAATAGCAACAGAGTCAACCCCGCCGCTTAGTGCGACAACAACTTCTTTTGGCAACGGAAAGAGTAGTTTAAGCATCTATGCATTATAGCATAGAAATGATTTTATTGAAAGATTTCCGGGTGATCTTTGCCAAATACTTTCATATATTTTCCGGCACTCATATCAGCTAGCATTTCAATTGGACTACCTGGGTAACTATCACCTGGTTTAATCATATCCAATTCACCTTGACGGACATGAGTAAGTTCATGCAGGACCGTACGCATAATATCAACCATATTACGATTAGCAACATATACCCAAACATTATTATCATTTGTACTATGGCGACCAGTATGATGACCTTCTTGTGCTTCTTCAGTATCGTAGCTGAATTCAATTTCGGGTACTGATTGTAGATTAAGTTTTTGTGCTGCAAATTGAATGAATTTCTGCATTATTGGGTTATCTGCTAAAAAGTCTGGTTCGTCATTTTCTTCATCTAGCTTGCCCTTAACCCAGTTATCCGGTGATCGTTTGAATTTCCGCACAAATAGGTCATGTAGTGCTTTGCTAGTAATACTATGTCTACTAGCAACTTGACGCATTAATTTGTCAATCGTTGTGTAGTCATGTTTTTGCAATGACGGCAAGCGTTTTGCCAATTCATTTGTAGCGGATTCAATAATAATGTGTTCAGTGAGCATTATGTATTTATCAAAAGGTGCTCACTTTAACGAACTAAATGGGTAGCGATTCCTATTCGTTGGCCAGCAGCCGGCCACACGGCCCTAAGGGTGTTCTTACCAAGAACTTTCTTTAAGTTCTAGTGTATATTTATCAAATCGTTTTAATCTGGCCAAGAATTCATTAGATTCTTCTGTTGATATTCCAGTAAGTTGTAATATAATTCTGTCACTATTTCCTGCGTTTGCACTAGCATAAGAAGTATTATGCCAATCAATTCCATACACTTCCCCTGCTTTCCAGTTGGTATGATTAACATCATCAAAGCAATAAAAATGCCCTGGTACCCAATCTGTTAAATGAATACAGATTCTTTTAACAGTGAAAGGTTGATCCAAATTATAATGTTCTAAATTATCTTTAATAAAAGTAGAGACTTGATTTGGCTTTTGTCTATCTAAATTAATATTGCAATTTCTAAGTTTGATTAGATTGCTTAGTTGTTGAAGTAAAGTATCATTGATATTACTCCAATCACCGATAAATGTACCTAATTTTGTGATGTTCATACTGATATTTAGTGTGAACTATTAATGTTAATATTAAACCTTAATTACACCAACTAGTTTTAGCTTCACCATAGTATTCTCGGGCAAAACCTTGACTAATTAACATTTGTCTAAGACTTTGTCCATTTAATATTACATCACCCAACACACGCCCGCCATACTTGTCCCAATCCATGAGAACAATTTGTCTTTTAGTTGCTACTTCAATTGCATGTTTAGTGAAGGCAGTTGCTGCTTGACCTCGTTGCTCCTCACTAGGACATTTTGCCCTGAAACCTTTTTCCGGTGTATCAACACCAAACACACGAATACTTAATTCTTTCTTTAATGGATCAGGTAAGAACGGTGCGTGAAAGGCTACCGTATCACCATCAATAACCCTAGTTATTACAGCATCATATGTTACACCTTCTTTTTGTTTTTGTGCTAATACAACACTAGATAGTATTGTCAATGCTAATAAT